AGGGAACCCACAGATGGCTTGAATGTTGTCTTGTTCGTTGACTGCTTTACCGAACGGGGATTTGTAGGTGAGGCGCATGTCGCCGTTGCGTATTTGCTGGTTGAACTCTAACGCCATACCTGAACCGAAATCTTTGGTGGGCATATCACGAAGAAGTTTCATCTTCGTGACTTTTTGCCAGTCGTAAGATTTGTAACGTGACCGCACCTCGATAACATCGATGATGTCTGCGATAGCAGGCAGATTGATTTGACGGTCCGACCCGTTGTATGTGATGTCTAAGGTGCGTACAGCGAACAGGCCGTGCATGGGGGAACTAAGATCAGCCAGTTCATCGTTTAAAGATTCCAGTAGCATCGCACGAGGGAAACGAGGGTTGACCGTAATAACAGAGTTGATCGTATGGCTAACAGCAGTAGTCCCGTTGAAGCCTCGTTCAACTGTTACGTTCTTGTTGGCTTCGGTAGAGTCCCAAACATACATTTGCTCAGAACCGATTTCGATAACCGCGCCAGGTCGAATACCACCCAGGTCGTAAGACATAACAAATGTGGTCGCTGTCGTATTAACAGCAACCGCTAAACGGTTACGTTCCTCTACAACACCAGACAACAACTGGCGATGAGTACGATTCAAAACCTGTGCGACAGTAGCCACTACTTACTTTTCGCCTTTCGTGCGACAGCCATGTTGTCAATCAAATTAGGGTAAGGACGACCAGCAGACTCAGCCCGTTTCTTAGCCGCAGCCTTCTGCGAAGGACTCAACTTCTTGGACTTCTTAGAAGGGTTCGGGGTATCCCAAACCTTCTTACTTGCCACGGCCTTTGGCCTTCTTACCTGTTTTCATTTTCATACCAGTTTTCTTGGCTTCTTTCTTAGCCATCGCCATCCCTTTTGACGTGTACGAAAATTCTTTCTTACCTACTTTTGGCACAGTTATCTCCTTAGATTGAACCAGCCCAATCATACATCAAACCGCCCCAAACTTTTCTTCCACCCGATCCTTGTATTTCAACGAAATCTCAGCCACTAACTCCTGAATCAAACCGTTACGTTGACGCTGCGCCGTGACGGGGGAGATGTGTTGTTTGTATAGCATCTTGGGTAGGTGCAGGCAGTCCGTTGCTAGAGCAGTGCGTACTACCAGGTCATAGTCATCTGCTACTGGCAGGTCTGGGTTGTGGCCGCCGACAGCGTGGTAGGTGGATGCCCGCCACGCCCGCACATGGTTCGGTGCAGAGACAATGTGCGACAAAGTGACAGTGTTTAACGGTGGGGCTTGCATGACCCAGGCGTTGTGTTCAGCCGACCAGTAATCCTTGCCGTAGCCGAACGCCCAACCTTCGGGGTAGCGACCTGATGAGCCGTCTGGGAAGATTTCGCACCAGTCAGAGTAGACGAAGCCGATGGAGGGCATGTCGGTGAAGGTGAGGTTGATGAGGTGTAGCGCGTCGGTGGTTAACTCATCGTCGTGGTCTAGTTCAACTATTACTTCTCCGAGGGCTAGGCCGAACCCCATTCGTTTCGCATACCCAATGTTGCCGTGTGAGGGTACATGGGGACGGAAGTAGCGGATGGTGTACCGCTCATCTGAACAGAATCCGTACACCTGTGACTGGACGGCTGTGGTGGTGGAGTCGTCGTAGATAACCCATTCCCATTCGGTGTGTGTCTGGTTTTTAAGTGATGCCCAGGTGCGGGCGAGGATGTGTGGTGGGGTGTTGTATGTCGTGGTAACAACAGAAATCATTTAATCCCTATATCCATAAACCTTTACTGTCCCGCCAGTCAAAGTTCCACTTGCAGGGAAAATAGTAAAATCTGTTAATTGTGTAGTAGCAGTAAAGATTCCGCTGCACCATCCAGCAAAAGTTCCAGACGAATAACCACCTGAAAAAGCAGTACGCCTACTAGAAATGTTTGGTCCCAAAATGTCTATTGAAACAAACATATCGTCATCAGTTGTTTGGACACAAATAGGTATGCCATTCACACCATTTGACCTAGAAGTTCCAGTGTTGTTTCCTGCGTAGGCATCGTAATAACAAGAACCAAAATGGTTGTTGCCAGTGGTGTTAAAACGTATTTGTAAAAAGTTACCACCTGCTGTGCTGGCATCTACGTTTCTTATTACAACACGATAATTTTCGTAATCACTACTGAACACGCTTGTAACATCTACTGTTGAAACTGTAGTCCCGACTGTTTGTGATTTAATGAACTGCATACCTGGTGGCTGGTCAGTATCGGCAATCATCACCCATGCAGCAGAATCATAAACAAGAACACGGTTCGTGTCAGTCTCGTAAATAACTTGACCCTCATAGGGTGACGCAGGACGAGTAGATGAGGTACAAACACCAGCCTGATTGATACGACTATTCGGAAGATAATTTGACAGGCCCATGTTTACCTACTGGTTGTATCCGTAAATTAAAATTGTTCCAGTGAATGTTCCGCTTGTAACAAGAACACGCAAACTTTCATAACTAGTAGCAGTTGTATGTGTACCGTTATAAACATAGTTTGAAATGTTGGCATAGTTAGCGTCATTACGGCTATTCAATGCACTGTATGTTGTTGGTTCGGCAAGTTTAGGACCAAAAATATCTATTGAGGTCATTTGCCAAAAAGCACCGTTGCTGTTTGCACCAATTTGTGCTTGTGTTTGGGCTGTTGACCTACCAACTGTTACACCAAATCCTAAATATGCTTGAATTTCTGAATAGTTATAGTTTGTTGCTGCATTGGTAGACCCTGTTCGCATCTGCATAAAAAAACTATTTGTTGTGCTTGTTTGATAACGAATTAAAACACGATAAAAATCAAAATCGCTTGTAAAACAGTTATCCATAATTGCTTCTGATGCTGCAGTTGCCGTTACTTTCCCACCACTTATGCTTACACCGCTACCCGAAACTGTTGGTCTCATCAAAACTAGACCAGCATCTCCTGATTGTGCTAAACCAATCCATGCAGCGTTGTTCCACACCAAAGTACGATTAGTGTCAGTTTCGTAAATGACTTGACCCTCATACGGTGTGGTGGGGCGTGTGCTGCTAGTGCAGATTCCTGGGCGTAGGTTGCTGGCGACGTTCGAGATACCCATTGTTATGCCTTGATGATGTAGTTAAGAACCATTGTTGGCTGCACGTTGTTATGCGCGCCACCGCCACCCGTGTTTTGGTTTGTAGCGGTCTCACTCGTTGTCGCGTTGGTCCCGCCACCAGTAGTCCCATCGCCACCAGACAATGTGTCTGCTGTGAAGTGCCACTGTCCATTATTGGATGCCAGATTGGAAATAGGTTTATAGCCATGACTATGCGCATTTTGTGTGTGCGTGTGGCTAGGCATTTCACTCGTCGTCAACGTATGAGTTTGCGCGCCACCAACCTCACCAACAGCGTCACCACCACCAGTAATCGTTGTGCTGGTCAAACGACTCGCAGCCGTTCCACCCATGTTGTCCACACCAGCAACAACACGACCACGCAAATCAGGTAAAGCAAACGTAGTCGAACCATCACCCGAACCATACGTCGTCCCCAACACAGCAAACAACTCGCCATACTGTGAACGGCTCACATTCTGCCCAAAACACAACAACCAACCAGCAGGAGCCGAAGCCCCCGCAAACGGCATCACAGCACCAGCAGGGACAGCACCAACAGAGCCACCCAAACCAGAACTAATACCCATCAGACTTCCTTCTCCCAACCAACAATCGTCACATTCACACCACTACGGTCAGCGTAACCTTGGAAAGTTTCGGCAGCATCCACCACCAACGCAGTATCAAACACCACCGTGTCATCCTTGGCAATCGGCAACGCGCTGAACACGCGGTTCGCAGCAGTAGCAGCAGTACCAATAGCGAAATACACCAACGCTTCAACACCACTTGTGTTAGTAAAAACTATCTGCTTAGTGGTCCACTGACGAGAAGCAGGAACAGTAGCAATCGTCCCATTAGACGTACCTAAACCAGTAGGACCAGCCAATCGCTTTTCTGTTCTATCACCAACAGCCATCTCAAACTCCTACATCAGTTGTAATAATCGCCGTGAACTTTGAATCGTTCATAGGGTCAGTCGATGCTGTCGTGTTAACCCATTGGCTAGTACCAGCATTATAAACCAAAGCCTGACCAGTTACAGGGCTTGTAATAGTTACATCAGTTAAACCGTCAAGTGTTTGCGAACCCTGCGGTCCCACATCCCCCTGCGGTCCCTGAGGTCCCTGTGTTCCTTGCGGTCCCTGAGACCCTTGTGAGCCTGTTGCACCTTGTGGACCAGTCGCTCCTTGTGGTCCAGTATCACCCTGCGGGCCTTGTGGTCCTTGTGGCCCAGTAGCACCTTGCGGCCCCTGAGAACCTTGCGGTCCAGTATCGCCTTGTGGTCCTTGGCTGCCCTGTGGACCTGTTGCCCCCTGAGGCCCTTGTGGTCCAGTAGCACCCTGAGGACCAACATCACCCTGAGGTCCCTGCGGTCCTGTCGCACCCTGAGAACCTTGTGGTCCTGTCGCCCCCTGTGGTCCGATGTCTCCCTGTGGACCCTGTGGACCCTGAGAACCTTGTGGACCCTGAGGACCTGTCGCACCCTGCGGGCCGACATCACCTTGCGGTCCTTGACTACCAGTAGCACCTTGGCTACCTTGGGGTCCCTGTGAACCCTGTGGACCCTGACTACCCTGAGGACCCGTATCTCCTTGGGGACCCTGGGGACCTGTACCACCCTGAGGACCCTGCGACCCCTGAGGACCAGTTGCGCCTTGTGGACCCGTCGCACCTTGGGGACCTTGGGAACCTTGGGGACCTTGCGCGCCAGTTAATCCAACGTCACCTTGGGGTCCTTGTGGGCCTTGCGAACCTACCGCACCCTGAGGACCTTGGCTACCTTGACTACCTTGCGGGCCTTGCGAACCAGTCGCCCCCTGCGGACCTTGTGTTCCTTGGGGACCTTGACTACCTTGGGGACCTTGAACACCAGTCGCACCTTGGGGACCTTGCGAGCCTTGACTACCCTGGGGTCCAGTCAAACCCTGAGGCCCCTGAGAACCAGTAGCACCCTGTGAACCTGTTGAACCTTGCGCGCCTTGCGCGCCTTGTGGACCAGCAGGACCAGACTGATCCGTGGAAACAATCGTAACCTGGTTACCTATCTCCAACGGAGAAGAAGGATCAGCGTTGCCAACGACATAAGAATTGACGTTGCGGTATACAACCGCTGGCTGGTTTTCTATTACAACGGTGACGTTGGTGGTAGCCATCTACTACCTCGTAACATCTGCGAGAACTTGTACCGTTCCAGAAAGAATCGTGCTAATAGTGCCAGAAGCGTTTTCTTGTAAATCCCAATAGTAATACCCTGGATCAAGAGCCGCTGTTGCTGTGGCAGAAAACACAGCAGACAGTTCACCCGCTGCACCGTTAGTCACCGTACAGGTAGCCGTAGCCGCAATAGCAGCAATGTCTGGAGTGGTACGCATTTGCGATGTGTAGGTACGACCAGCAATGTTCACAGGGGTAGTGCCATCTGTGGTGATAGTCACAGCAATAGTCTCCGTGTCTCCACGAGTAATCACAAGGTCTTGTTTAGCGGGGGCAGCCATAGCGTAACCAGTCTACCACTTCTCACGGTCAGCCCAGTAAGCCGCCGACATCTTCCCCTTTTTAATGTTACCCGCATGACGAGCCTTAAACGATTCACGACGTTTACGGTACGACTCTGATTCGCCCGTTTTCTTTGGGGAGCCGCTTACGCCTTGTTGTCCGAAACGGATCAACTTCACTTTGTCGCCTTCTTTCGCTAGAACGGCGTGGGACTTTTTGGGGTGTCCAGGGGTCCTTTTGGGTTTGTTGTACCCACCGAATTTTTCCCCGCGATACTCGATTGTCATACCAGTTCCACCGATCCTGAATCGTACAGCACTTGATACTGTCCATCTGTAACCTCAAAAATAGCATCTTTTGGTTGGCGTATTTCTGCGTTTGCTATGTCTGCTTTGATTGTTTTCAAAGCCTTAACTGTCACATACGCAAAGGAGTATTGCCATTTGTCGGTGTCCAGCAGATGCCCTTCAGGTAAAACTGACACAAGTTTCTTCACAGCCTTCTGCCATGAAAACTCTTTTATCTTCTCAGCGTTAACAACAGCCTGTTCTTTTTTGGTGGCCCAGTTGTTGTAGTGGTCCATCATCTGATCTGCTAACTCGTCACGGTCAGGTTCATCCCATCGCCCAATAGTTTCCGCCAAAGACTTACGACAGGACACTGTGCCAGTAGCAAGATGAGCGAACTCGTTCTGCCCACTAGACAGAGACACGATAGTGGGGACAGCCATAGAGATCGTCTGCGTCGGTATCAAACCCCAACCCTCACCCCTGGCGGGGGCAACAAAACAATCAGCCTGACAAAGCCACACACATTGTTCTTCTTCTGTCATCCAGCGACGTTCCAAATAAATGTTGTCACCAAGGTTTTGTGTTGGAACATCATGGGCGTGAGGCGCAGCCTTGATAGTTAAGTCGGCATCACTCAACTTCAATTTGTTGAACACCTCAACTAAAACATCTAACCCTTTACGTTTCCACAACGAACCTGCGGCACGAAACTGAAACCGATCCATACGAGGAACATCACGAGGGTAAAAGATTTTGCGGTCAACACCTTCATGGACTTGCGAAACATTGTCATGGTATTTAGAGAATAACTCCAAGTTATGTTCGCAAGGAACAATGATCTGGTCATACAACGGAAGATAGCGAACAAACCATGAAGGTAACTGATCTGTTTCCCACATAGTAAAAACAGATTTCCATGCACCTTCCCACCAACCCTTGTTGTCGCGAGGCAAACCAAAATAGACAGCCACCGAAGCCTTGCCATCAAACTTCACCGTCTTAGGAGCATTACTTATAAACCCGTCAGCGTGACGACCATACCCATAACGGGTGTCCAACAACCCATACCAGTTCTGGTAATTCACTCTGCAACACCACGCTTCACAAGCGATTCAATGTCAACACGGCCCTCAACCTGGGCCTCTGTTTTAGCGGTTGATTCCAGACGGGCAGAACCATCCACGCTGCGAGGCTGCAAACCTTGCTGTCGAAGGCGTTTATAGGCAGGCATGTCTTTGTCCCAACCCTTAGCCCGCTGATTGATTTCCTCGACCTTCTGCCCCCTAGACGTAGTGGAGTTCGCTCCCATTCTCACCCCTAAAACCTTGCAACCGAAACACCCTTCAACATCTTCAGGATGTTTTTCTCTATGCTTCAATGTAATCCCCGTACCCTGCCGCAATCAGATCGGCTTCCTCTTGTGCTGTTAATTCATGGATGTGACCACCATGATAAATCTTGGCAACAGTATCCATGTCTGATGGTTGGTTCTCCTGAAAAGAACCGTCTGTCATTTTGAATACGTTACGTCCACGAGGCCACCCAGACAGATAAGACATGATACCTGTTCCTGTTCCATCATCGAACTTTACAAACGGATCAGTAGGGGGACGGAACTTTGCCATAACAGTTCACATAATAGCAAAAGGGCCACCCCCGAAAGGGTGACCCTGATGCTTGGTGTCCTAAGGTTTAGGAGTTTGCACCGATGCTTGAAGCCGATTCGATACGACGAAGTGCTTCCTGACGGAACACGCCGTAACCAACAAAGTGCTTCCAGCCAACTGGGCGGAAACGCTGCAAGAGGTCGGTCACTGTGCCGTACACCATCGTGGGCTGCGCGCCGTACTCGCCGCCGAGGGAGATACCCTTTGCGAGAGCCTGACGACCCATGATGAGTGTGCCGTATACGTCGATGTTGCCTGTTGATCCAGAGTTATTTGATGCGTCTGCGAACAATGGCGCGCGTGGTGACTCAACGAATCGGACACTTTCAAAGGTTCCGATTTCACCGTTGTAGATGCCTTGCGGGTTGACATTGTTTGCAGGTGTACGCCATGCGGCTGCATCTGTCTCTGAACGGAAGTCGTAGGAAACGTCTGGGTGGATCATTGCGACGTATGAACCGCCGAATGTTGGGACGTTTGCCTTACGCAACTGTGCTACTGCACGACGAACATCAGCAGAGGTGAGGGTGTCATCGCTGTTGATGGTTGTGCGGCTTGATGGGTCGGTTGCTCCACCTGTTGCGTAGATGACGTTGTTGCCTGCCTGTGCTGCGTTACGGGCGATGGTGTCGATTGACAAACCAGCGTTGTAACCAACAGCGTTTGCTGCTACTGGGTCTACTGGGAGGAATGATGTTGCGCGCAACTTCGCTGTGGTGACGGTTGCGTTTCCGTATTCTTTGAGGACTACGGAAACCTGGCTGTCGCTCATTGCGACTGGGGTTACGTCCTCTGCTTCACCAAGTTCAGTTGTCGCTACTGCGAGGTCCTGGAAGATTGTGAAGGTTACGGTTGCGCCTGGGTTCGTGGCGTTCGTTGCTTGAACGTCTGTGAACTGGTCAAAGTACATTTCATCGCGGAGTGCGAAGTATGCAAGTTTTTCGAAAGCGGTCTGGTCAACTGAGAGGTTGGCCGTTCCTGTTTCTGCTGCGTAGAAGTCAGCCATTTTAGATTTTTTCCTTTACGGGATTGAAAGATTTACAGTGATCCCAAGTCAATGCCTTGGGTTTGTGCTTCTTCAAAGATTGCGTAAAGTTCTTGTTCGGTGGAAGCGTCCTGGATGCGCTTGGCCCATGATGGGGGTGGGGGTGAAACTTCTGAGCCTGCGGCAACCTTGTTGGTTTGCTGCCAGCCCTGACGTTCACCCTGGTCCACTACGGGTTGAGGTGCAATCAGTTGTGCTTCTTCTAACGCCATCCGTACTGCATCTGGGGAAAGTTCGCCGTCGTAGCCTTTCACAAAATACTTGAATTTCGGATCAGCAGGGTCTACCCCTGCTTTGGCGAAAACAAGTTCTCGTTTAAGCGTTTCGGCTTCCGCTACCTGCTTGCGCAGTTCACGGGTTTCTTTCTCCAACTGTTTCATCCTTGCCCTGACGGGGTTGGATTCTTGCGGCTGGTCGTCATCATCGTCGTAGAACTCGTCTGCGTACTCTGACATTTGGCACTCTCCTTAGGTCCACACCATGACGGAGGTTCATGGTGGCTACTTGATTACACCCCTGTGTTACGCTGGCCATTCGGGGGGCGATGTGCCAGGTTCCTCCCATCGGGATCGACTTTAGTGTAGCAGATAATTTTGTCTTACGACAGGAACTATTCTCCAGCGGTGCGTAATCCTGCTACACCTGTTTGACCTGTGGCGAAACCGCCACCTGCTTCAAACTGTGCTTGACGGCGACGACGGCGGGTGGCTACTCGTTGGGCTGCTGCTGCTGATGTACCGAACGCTGCCGCGATGGCTTCTTCTTGCCCGATAACATCTTCTCCTGCCATCTGGGGGCGGTACAACTGTTCTTGCTCAAACATTTGAGTGAAGCCTTGGCGGGCATCGGCCTCGTCTACGCCTGCTGTTGCTAGTTCTTCTGCTTGTTGGGATGTCACTCCGACCCCTGTTTGTAGACGGGATTGGGCTGCGATTTGTGCTGCGCGGGCTTGGCGGGCTAACGCCATGCGGTCTAGTTCTGGACGTTTACGATCTGGGTCTATAAAGTATTCAGCCAGGTCTGCGTCGGATACACCGTACAGTTCTTTCATTTGGCGTACCACTTCAGGATTTGATTGGCGTACAGCGTTGTAGCCTTGCTGGATTCTTGCACCAAATTCTACTGGTGATACATCGTTGGCGATCAAGCGAGCGAAATCCGCTTGGGTATCGTAGAACCCTTGGCTCATTCCAAGGTTTTGTAGTTGTGTTTTGTAGGCTTGTTCTTCCTGGATGTAGGCTTCAACACTTAAAACTGGTTTGCCTTGTTTTTCTCTGGCGATGTTCCCAGCAAACCTGGTTTGGTATTCAACGGTGTTTTCTACACGCCGAAACAAAGCATCGGTATCCCTTACTAAAGTTGGGTCATCTTTCACTGCATCGTTAAGTTGTTGAAATAATCCCTCTAAACCGTAGCGTTTTAAAACGGTTAGTAGTTCATCTGATGCTGCCATTATCGTACCTTTCCAAATGCTCTCAACATTGTTGAGGCAAGATTTCGGTAAACATCTTTTGCTTCGTCTGTTTCTTGCCATTCATTAGTTGTCCTAAGAAACTTGGTCCATTCGTTGACGTTCATCATACGGACCTCATTATTGTTCGGGTCCTGGTAAGACAACAACTTGCCCCACTTAGAGCCATCAGTGAAATCAACACTCATAGGATCAATGTTCAAAACCTGGGAAGCAACCTGACGGTACGGGGCAGTAGAATCCTCAACGCTGCGACCCATTTCCAACTGTGAACGCAAAGCAGGATACAGGTTCATTGCGTC